AAACTGTTAAGTCACCAGTAAGAGTTGCATCACCTGCTGTTGTAATTCTTAATAATTGAGTTCCAGTTGAACCTGTGGAAATTGTAAAATTACCACCGCCTCCATCATTTAAATTTGTTGCTAATGCAATACCAGAAACAGAAGCTAAAGTTGTTGTATTGGTATCTGGGTTATGTGTCGTAGAGTCGTCGTCAAAATCTAAAAAATTAGACGTAGAGTTATTAGATGATTTTAATAATTTAGCTACATTTAAAGTTATATCATCATTAAATGTTGTTGTGTTTGAAAATGTTACATTACCTGTAAAAGTACCACCAGCTAATGGCATTTTTGTAGCTATTGAGTTAGTTACAGTAGTACTGAAATTAGCGTCGTCACCTAAAGCGGCAGCAAGTTCGTTTAGTGTATCTAAAGTTGAAGGCGCTGAATCTACAAGATTTGAAACTTGAGTATTAACGTAACTTTGTGTAGCGTAATTAGAGTCATTAGTAAACATAGAAATGTTACCTGACTTATTAGTTAATGTGTCTGTTGAACTAGCTGTAATAAATCCATAACTATTATTCCAATTCGTGTTACCATCTGTAATGTAGCCACTATCATTAGTAAACATTGAAATATTACCTGATTTATTTGTAAGTGTTTCAGTTGATGAAGCGGTAATAAACCCATATGAATTATTCCAGTTTGTATTACCGTCAGTTATATATCCTTGTGTAGAATGATCACCCCAACCATATGCTGTATTCCAATTTGACGAATTATCTGTAACTATGCTATACACGCCCGCTCCATCCGTTTTCATTAAACCAGCAGATGTAAAATCGTCATCATATAAAATATCATCAGCAGCTGAAACACTGCTAAAAGATATAACTTCTATGTCGCTTGAATTTGGAGGAGCGGTGCTAAAGGTAAGAGTTGTGTTGCTTAAAGAATATGTATCTTTATGCTGATATACACCGTCTATATATACTTGTGATTTGTTTTCGTTATCTAAACTATTAGCTAACGTAAAAGCAGTAGTACTGCCATCGCCTGTAAAACCATCTTGGTAAACAACACTTGCTGAAGAAGTTGCATTTATCCAATTTAAGCCTGTGCCAGTCGAAGACAATACTTGCCCTGAATTACCTAAATCTCCAGAGGAGTCTTTTAGGCCTCGCGTAAGCTCTATATCTGTTAGAAACTTTTGCGCCATTAAATTTTATTTTATCCTATTTTACTTACTAGTACTCTGATGTCGTTAGAAGTAGGTGCTGCACCAAAACTAATTGTAAGTGCATTTACTGATGTTCTAACTACGTCTGCATAAACAGTATCGTAAGAACTATTGTCATATAATTGTACGTTAACATCTCTTGTGTTCAAGTTATGTGTAACTGTGTAAGAAGTTGCTGATCCATCACCAATTGATGTAGCATATACTCTTCCTGTAATATCAGTTGTTAAAGCTACAGTACCAGTTGCATCCGGTAAAGTAACTGTTCTATCAGCAGTTAATGCTCCAGCAACTAATGTTAATTCGTTTGCATCTGCAACTGTACCTTCAAAGATTACACCATTAGATGTACTAACTGTTTCAACATTATTTGTTGTAGTTGTACCTGTAACTTGTAAGTCTCCTAAAACTGTTAAGTCATTACTAATTGTTACATCACTTGGTAAACCAATTTGAATTTGATTATTTGTTACAGTTGTTTCAACTTCATTTGTAGTACCAGCAAAAGTTAATGTATCTGTTCCAATTGATACAACATCATTTGTTCCAGAATCTGCCGCAATTGTTAAATCTGTACTAATTGCCGCAGTGCTTGCTGCTGTTATTTGCCCTTGTGCGTTTACTGTTATAACTGGAATTGCAGTTGATGAACCGTATGATGCTGCCGTTACACCTGTATTTGTAATTGCAATATCATTTGCATTTACTGTAATACCTGTACCAGCTCCAACATCTAAAGTTACAGCTCCTGAATTTCCACCACCTGTTAAACCAGCTCCTGCTGTTACTTCAGTGATGTCACCAGATACTGCTATCCAAGTTGAGCCGTTATAAAAATATAACTGCTTGTCGCCAGCGGTACTGTCATAATATATCTGACCCTCTACAGGTGTACCCGGCGCTGTTGCTAAGTTTTGAATTACCGCATTCTGTAATTCATTCTTATTTAAATTAATGTCTGTTAAGTATTGTAGTGCCATATTTTTTTAGTTTGCATATACCTTAGCTTGAAAGCTTGCGGTAAATGTTATTGTGAATGAGTTTTCGTTTATATGTTGTACATCACCAACAATATGTGATCCGCCTGAATCAACAACTGTTACTGATGGAAATTTATTTAATCCGTGTGTTATTGTTTGCGCCACACCTGCTGAGAAGTTTAAGTTAGGACTCACATAGTTTTTATCTGTTTGTCCTTTAGGTGAAAATGACATTGCATAATATTTATCTGCAATAAAACTTCCATTACCTTCTCTAAATGTTACATTCAATGTTGAATAATTAGTGCTTTGAGTTATAGAATCTATACTATATTGTGCAAAATTATTTTGATTATCTGTTTGTGTAAACATAACATATAATCCATCAAAGTAATTTATATATTCTTTTATATTTTGGTCGTTGCTATTAACATGTGAGAACTCAAAACCTGTTTGACTGTTAAATGTACCAATACCACCAGAAGGTAAGTTAAACGTACCTGAAATTGGTTGTGTTGCGTTCTTAAACTTATATACTAACTGACCATTTACATTTATAAGGCTAGATGTATTTAAAAAGCCTGCAACGTCTTCTAATTTAAAATTTCTAGTAGCACTACCGCTTGAATCTGTACCAATGATTTTATCACTCTTTGATACCGAGCTGTCAAAGTCGTATCTACTAATTCTAGCCATTTAATTTATTTTTTTATAACGTTAACAGACTTTTCAATCCCTCTCGAACCGAAATAGGAAATAACAACGGCCATCATAACCTTTTCAAAAGTGTCATTCCATAAAGGCCCAATTTGAAAATCTATTGAATTTACTGAATCTAATATACCCGCAAATGAAAAAACAACGATACACCATATTAAAACCATAGGACGTACGTTCTTCGAAAGCCATGAGTCAGATGCGGCGTCCGCCTTCCATCTCATACTTATTTCTTCCATTTCTTTATTCTGCTGATCGTATATTAATTGTTGTAATTTAATTTTGTCATCTGTAGATATTTTTGCTTTACCTATTTCTGCAATTGCATCTTTAGGTGAAGTAACACCATTTAATACAGCTCCAAGTTGTGGTGAAACAACTGAAGCAGCACCAAATAGTAATTTTCCTACCGTTGTATCTTTGAATTTCTTTTTATCGGACATTATTTATTTCTTTTCATTTTATAAGGAACAATTTTATTTAAAGCGTCCCTTCTAGCTTCGCAGCCACAAGGTATATTTAAACCGTTCGATACTCTATCAACAACTGATTTAATACCTGTTTTAGTTGTAAATTTATGAATTGTATCGCCTAATCCTCTACTTTTCATTTTAGCAATTCCATTTTCTTCTTGCGGCTTTACCTCTTTCGCTTTTCCAACTACGAGATCTAGCACAAAATGATTTTCTTCTTTTCCAAGCTTTACTACCTCTTTTTAATTTAGACGGTGGAGTTGTAACTGCTGTTTTTAACTTACTTCCAGGGTTATCTCTTCTATATTTAGCTACACCTTTTTTAGTCATACCACCTCCAGCTTTGGAACCAGTACCTCTACCTTTTTTTACTTTAGCGTAATATCCTTTTGATTTTTTCCTAGAAGGAGCGTTTTTACTTGCCATAACGTTTAGACTTTTTCCCTTTTCTTAGCATCTTAAAATCAGCACCTGTAATTTTATTGTAAGGAGGCGCCATTCTAGCTATTCTTTTTTGATTAGGAGTTAATTTTTTTTTCATTTTTTGTAAGATGATTTTTTCTTAGGTTTTTTCATGTAAGAAGACTTTTTAGTTTTAAGTCCTCCACCTTTTTTTGATTTTCCTGGCATAATTATCTGTCTTTATCTTTAATCATATCATCTATAGCTTTATTATAAACTTTATCAGTATATGATTGGTTATTATAGAACGTGCTTCGTTCACTTGTCGGTAAATCTTCTTCTGCAAGCATTATACGATACATTCGCATAATTAATTGTTTACATTTAAAAGAAGTTTTATATATACTATATTTTATAGTTGTTCTGTTTCGGTGCCTCCATACATCTATCCATCCGTCTCTTCTAAGTCTTTCCCATCTATCTTTATCCCAACTGTATGTGTAGGTGCCATCAATAAAATCATTACGTGTAAATCGTTCTTTACAATCTAAATAGATTAATAATTCAAGATCAGCATCCTTTAAGCCATAAGTTTTACAGGCCCATTTTCGAATGAGCCTATAATACTTTAGTAAATTTAAATCTTTTATGTCGCTAGAACTTAATCTCATTCTACTAACACTATATCACCAAGTTTTAAAACATAATATAGTTTTCCTTGCCATTGAATTCCATGACCAGCATGTTTATCGTAATGTACTATATCATTTTCACTTAGTATATCTGCATTTGGCCCAGCAGATATAACTTTACCTTTTAAATATCTAACGTCATCATTTTGATCTTCCGTTAGTTCAAGACCACCAACTTTCTTTGGTGCTTCTTTTATTTTTTCTATTACAACGTAGTAATTAATTGCTTTCATAGTCTCTTACATTATTAATTACACAATCCGCTGAAAATATTGTATTCACCACACTAACTGCATTTTTCAGTGCTGTTTTCGTTACAAGCACTGGATCAATAATACCTTTATTAATCATTCGCACTGCTCTTTCATTTACAACATCAACACCCATACCAGAAGTCGGATATTCGATGTATGGTAAATTAGCATTGTCTAATATTGTTTTATATGGTGCTTTTATTGCTTCTAATAATATTTCTTCACCTAAGCCGTTAGGCTTAATTTTTTGTGAAGCATTTAATAAAGCAACGCCACCACCTGAAACAATACCTTCTTGTAATGCAGCTTTAGTAGCATATATCGCATCTTCAACCCTATCCTTCTTTTCTTTCATTTCTACATCTGAATCAGCGCCAACTTTAATCATAGCCACTTGGCCGTTAAGCATTGCTAATCTTTCTTGTAGCTTCTTTTTGAAGAATGGGTTTTTTTCTTCTTTGACTTTATTCTCAACCACTTCAATTCTCTCGTTGAGAGCAACACCTTGGTCAATTGTTTGTAACACCGTATGTTTATCATCTGTAACAGCTTGAACTGCCTGACCTAAAACATCAGCATCAATTAAATCAAGATCATCTCCTAATTCTTCGTTTATGACTTTCGCCCCGGTAAGGATCGCAAGGTCTTCAATCGTATCTTGTTTTGTTGGACCGAATCCAGGCAAATCTACAACATTTACTTTAATATTACCTTTGACTTTATTAGCGAGTAATGCCGCCATAGGTTGTTGTTCTACGCTTGCAACGATCAACAAACTTCTTTTTTGCTTTATAACAAACTCCAATACATTTTGTATTTTACGGATATTAGGTATTGGCGAAGATACTATCAGTACGTACGGATTATCTAGTATTGCTTTACCTTTATCCTTATCTGTCATAAAGTAAGGGCTTTTAAGTCCGCAATTTATTCTTGTGCCCTCTACGAATTTAACGTATGTGTCATGGGTCTCGGACTCTTCCATAAGGACGACACCATCCTTACCTACTTTTGAGTAAGCTTGCGATATAACCTTTCCAAGAGCTGTATCATTATTGCAACTAATCGCTGCAACACTTTCAAGCATATCGTCTTTAACTTCGATAGCTTTTTTGTTAAGATACTTTTGAACTTTGTCCAAACCATTTTGAATTCCATTTTTAATATCTCGTATGTTATTATCGTCTTTTTTATCATTGGCTAAATGCAGTAAAGCGTGTGCAAGTACGGTAGCTGTTGTTGTACCATCACCTGCTTCTCTTACTGTATTTTTTGCAGCTTCTTTAATTAAAGTTGCGCCAATGTTTTCGACCGGGTCTATTAAGACTACGCTTTCCGCCACGGTTACACCATCTTTTGTGATCACCGGTCTTCCCATTGCGTCTTCATATATAACGCATTTTCCAGAAGCACCTAGGGTAGACTTAACCGCGCTTGCAAGTTTATCTACCCCGTGCATAATTTTATTTCTAGCATCCTTCCCGAAGGAAAGATCTTTTACTATCTCACTTGGGTTATTATATTCCATTAAATTAAATTTTTTTATAAGTGGTTATTTAAAGGTTTTAACAACTTTAGGTCCTTTAGCGAACTCTAATCTTTTGTTATAATGTTCAATACTTCCATCAATTGCAGCTTCTGCTGATTCAATGGTTTCTCTTCTGGTTACTGGTGTCCAAGTATCTTCTGACTCTAACTCTAAATATTCAGTTTGATAAAAGCCATTTGGTAATTGTACGATTCTCCAGTTCTTTTTTTCTACAAAGTGTTTCCATAAATCTATGGTTTCTTTGGTTATTCCTGAGTTACTATTGTTCGACCAGGAATAGGTTTTGTAATAATATGTCATGGTTTTGGTTTATAATACTATAATTACGTGGTTGTTATATATTTTAAGGACCACCGGGAGGAGGAGGGCCACCACCTACGTGAGTATATCCGTGAAACTCACTCATTCTGTGAGGTGCCACTTTATTTACAGCGCTAGTTGCAAATCCAAATAAACTAGATGATGTAGGTGTAGAAGCCCCCGCTAGTTCAATTTGACTTGAATTTGGATTAGCGTCTCCTAATTCAGTATTTATGTCGCTCATAGATATTTGACCGCTACTTGGTAATGCCATCTTCTAATTTTTTAACTTTGTTGTTTAATTCTTTTACAGCTTCGATTAGTAATGCTGTTAATTTAGGATAATCAACTGCTTTATAACCGTTTTCTCTTGTTTCTACAATTTCAGGAAATACTTCTTCTATTTCTTGTGCAATAACTCCAATATCTTTCTTACCTGTTTCTTTATGTGATATTTCATTCCAAACAAATGATACACCATTTATTTTATTTAGTTTATCTAATGGATTAGATATATTAACTATATTATTTTTATATCTTCTATCTGATGACACATATGCAACTACATCACCTGCTACTTTTAATGAATCACCTGTATTATCCATATCAAGATAATGTGTAGTTGAATTCATATCATAAATAGTACCTCTAAAATATGCGTGGTTATTTGTATCAATTTTAAATAATGAATATTCATAATCAGGAGAACCTGAAATTAATTTTCTTATATTGAATATATCATTTTGATATGTTCCTGAACTACCTGTAGCACTTGGCACATCTAAAAAGAATGTTTTAAAATATTCATTTACATGCAACCTGCCTGAACTTGTTGTCCTTGCTCCATTATTATCATTAAATATAATATTCATTCCACCTGCATAGGTAGAAGAAGGTGTTATACTGTTTGCTGTTTGATTTGGTATTATTATTCCAGAGCCATTTAATTTCATCGCTATTTTAGAATAATTATCACCTTCACTACCTGATACTAATGACTTACCTAATCTGTATTCAGCATTTAAATCAAAGTTACCGGATGTACCACCACCTCCTGTCATTTGTATAACGTGATGATACCTTGAAGCAGACTGCATTTCCATTGCTACAGACGCTGCATCACCTGATACAGTACCTAGGTTTTTCAAAAATAATGATGTTGGCCTACCGTTTAAATCATTAGTTGTAGCAGTACCACCAATCACAGCAGCGGCTGTTACATTTAAATCACCATCGATTACAACTCTATTGCCGGATACACTAAATGGATTTAAATTACCGGATGAATTATATATTTTAAAGTCATTTGCATTTATAATGAAATCACTTGTTCCACCTCCACCGTTTAATTGGAAACCAGTTACCGCACCATTTGAATCTATAGTTACACCATACTTGCCTTGTAGTCCATTTATGCTTGAAGCATTAGTTGTTATACTTGTTGTATTGCCATTTACAGTTGTAGTAAGTGAACTTATATTGCTGGCATTTGTACTTATATTACCTGTATTAGTATTTGCAGTTGCAGTTACAGATGTTATATTAGTTGAATTAGCACTTATATTACCATTTGCAGTTGTAAGCCCTGCATTTAAAGTTGATATATCAGATGCGTTTGTAGATATATCTCCAGTATGACCATTTACAGTTGTAGTTAATGAAGTTATGTTACCAGCATTTGAAACTATATCTGCTTCAGCAGTATTGAGATCATTTGTAAGTGTGGTTATATTACTTGCATTGGTAGATATATTTGTTGTATTAGTTCCTATATTACCAGAGTTTGTTGAAACTGTACTACTTAAACTTGTATGATTTGTTGCGTTTTGTATTATGTCTGCTTCTGCTGTATTTAAATCATTTGTTAATGTTGATATGTTAGAAGCATTCGTACTGATATTTGTAGTATTCGTTGTTATATTACCTGCATTACTTGCAATATCAGTTGTATGCGTTGTGACAGTACTGGTTAAATTAGTTACATCAGTTGCGTTTTGTGTTACATTCGCATTTGTTGTATTAAGATTATTTGTAAGCGTTGTAATGTCACTTGCATTTGTACTTATGTTTGTAGTATTACTTGCAATATTTGTAGCGTTTGCGGCTATATCACCATCTTTAGTTACCGTCCATACATTAGGTGAACCTGCTACTAATACATATAATTTGTTATTATCATTAGTATCGTACCATAAACTACCCACAGGAACTGTTGTTGCAGGTGCATTGTTTTGTCTATATACATTTGGCTTAGCTGCTATGTTTGTAGAGTTAGTAGAAACTGTTGCAGTTAGGTTTGTATGGTTCGTTGCATTTTGTGCAACGTTACTATCTGTAGTCGCTAAATTGTTTGTTAGCGTAGTTATATCATTTGCGTTTGTACTTATATTAGATGAGTTAGTAGATATAGTACCTGTATTGCTCGCTATGTTTGTTGTATTAGTATTTACGGTACTTGTAAGGTTTGTAATATCCGTGGATGCTTGACTTACATTTGCATTCGTTGTGGCAAGGCTATTTGTCAGCGAAGTAATATCACTTGCGTTAGTTGTTATATTACTAGAATTTGTTGATATACTTGTAGCATTTGCCGCGATTCTACTATCAGCAACCGCAGTCCAAACATTCGGGCTACCACTTACTAATATATATGCTTTATTGTCATCATCAGTATCAAACCATAAAGATCCAACTGGTTCATTTACCGATGGAGCAGATGTTTGTCTAAATGTATTTGGTTTACCACTTATATTTGTTGTATTTGTAGAAACAGTACTTGTTAAAGAAGTGACGTCGCTCGCATTTTGAGTAATATTTGTATTTGCTGTTGCGAGGTCATTAGTTAAAGTACTTATATTTGAAGCATTGGTACTAATGTCAGATGAATTTGTTGTAATATTTCCAGCATTAGTTGTTATACCTGTAGTATTATTTGATACTGTAGTTGTAAGTGTAGTTACATCCGATGCATTCTGTGTGACATTGGCATTAGTTGTGGCTAAATTGTTTGTCAATGTAGTTATATCCGATGCATTTGTAGTTATGTTCGTGGTATTCGAAGCAATATCTGTACCGTTATTACTTATATTTGTTGTGTTTGTACTTACTGTAGATGTTAAACTTGTAAGATCCGTAGCATTCTGAGATATATTCGTGTTTGCTGTAGATAAGTTATTTTGTAACGTGGTTATATCACTTGCGTTTGCAGTAATATTTGTTGTGTTACTTGATACATCACCCTGTACACCTGTAATTGTGGTATTGATTGTAGTTACAGAACTATCTAACGTAGTTATATTCGTCGCATTCTGCGTTATACTTGTATTTGCAGTTTGTAGATCTGTTTGTAAAGTACTGATCGCTGTAGCATTTGCATTCGCAGTGGTTGTTACCGTTGATATATTCCCAGTGTTGGTTGCAA